TAATCATGATGCGTAAGATGTATGAGTTGTCTTGTTTTAGAAATATTAATGCTATGTTTAACTTAATGTCTAAAACAAATATCATGTTCTTATATTTCTCAGTCAATCAGAAACAGGCTGAACGGACTGGTTTTGGTGAGTATAGGGCATTAATTGATAATTCACCTTATTTCAATGAAAATTTTCAGAGGAATCCTAGACTTAATTCATTACTAGTATTCCCAGAGGGGATTTCATATGCATATGGTTCGAGTGCCAGTGATAGTATCGGTATGAGTGTTATATGCTCAATGCTTGACGAAGCTAACTTCTTAGGTGGCAATGGGCCGTCTAAGGATAGTGAGAAAGCTACTGACTTATATGCTAATATCGTAAATAGGTCTAATTCACGTTTTATCGTAGATGGTGGTGTCAATCACTCATTAAATATTTTGGTATCATCTGCTACGTATGAAAACTCAGCTACTGAACGTCAAATTAGGTTGTCTAGAAATGACCCACATACAATAGTTGCCGCTCCTGCTCAATGGGACGTAAAACCAAAAAATTTCAGCAAGAAGTTCTTTTATGTATTTAAAGGTTCTAACTATTTAGAGGCTAATATAGTTAATTCTACAGATGATGTAAACAATTATAGAGTATCAGAGGGAATGTCTAAGCACAAGTATATTGATGGTTTAGAGGATTATGAATCCATTAATAAAGCTATAGAAGAATTACCACCTCATATGCAGACTAAGTTCTTAAAAGTTCCTGTAGATTTAAGGAATGGTTTTGAGGCTAACTTATTGAGGTCTTTACAAGATATTGGTGGTGTATCTACAGGTTCACAGGGTAAATTATTTAGTTCACCTATGGTCTTGCAAGATTGTATAGATGTAAATAGACATCACCCGTTTGTATCAAAAGAGATTGTAATATCTACAGGCGATGATATTAATGTTAAGGATTATCTAAGAGATGATTTTAAATTAAAGTATCCTGAAAGGCCTAGATATCTTCATATTGACCAATCGTTTAGGACGGATAGTACTGGTATATCATGCGTGTATGTTGATGATATCGTAGAAGAAGATGGTGTTAAAAAGCCTGTATTTGGGGTTGACTTTATGTTACGTATTAACCCACCTAAACCACCTAAAAAGATAGCGATTTATAAAATACGTAACTTTGTTATTTATCTTGTAAATGTTATCGGTATGAAGATAGGTAAGTTGACATATGATATATTCAACTCGGAGGAGTCTAGACAGATTCTAGAGGAAATGGGTTTCAACGTAGGTTATTTATCTGTGGATAGAACTGATAAACCTTATCTAGACTTAGTAGAGATAATGTATGAAAAACGTATAAAACTATACGATTATCCTATTCTTAGATATGAGTTACTTAACTTGTTACATGATAGGATAAGACGTAAAGTTGACCATCCTAAAGTAGTTACAGATGATGGATTTGTTGACTATGAGGGTAAGGGTAATGATGGTGTTACTGGGACTAGGGTAGGTTCTAAGGACGTATCTGATAGTTTGTGTGGTGCTATTCAAAATGCGTTACAAGGTACTGTATCTGATGCTGAGGGTAATAATGGTACGTTTAATGATTTCTTAATGGCTAATCGGATAGGTTCATATGCTGGTATAGATGCACCAACTGATATATCAGTTGAAGAGATGATAGATAAACAGATAGATGATATGATAGAAGAGATGGAGATTAATGGTTTCTATTAGATTGGGGTATATATGGCATGGTATGATTTATTTGTAAATCGTAGGGGTTTACAAGATACTAGCATTTCTAGTGACATTATCGATGAGGTAGGTACAATAAAAGAAAGTGTACCTAATGATGTTGTTAGAGAGGTTAAGATTGTTGAGGATAATAGGGGTAATACTTTCTTTGATGGTAATATTGAAAGTATACACTCTAAACCTATTAATGAGGGTTCAGTTAGTCTATCTCCTAGCAATTTACAACAGTTACTAGGGACAGACGATAAAAACACTTTAGGTCAAATTGTTGAAGGCATTAGAGGTGATTACTCTTTAAAAGAGATTTTTGCTGAGAATGAAGAGATGTCTAAGGATTCAGTGATTGGTTCTGCTATTGAGATTATTGCCGATGATGCATGTACTCCTGATGAGACAACAAATAAAGTTATTATGATTGAATCTTCTGACGAGGGTTTGAAAAAGTTCTTAGAAGATTTCTTGATTAATAATATTAAGATTGATGATAGAGTATGGTCTTGGGCATATGAGATTGTTAAGCATGGTGATTTCAAGCTAAGAAGGAGAGAGTACTACGCTGGTTCTGCTAATAGTGGTATTAAGTCTGTGTACTATGAAGACGTTATCAATCCTTATCTAGTTTCACGTATAGAGTATATGGGTAATATTCTAGGCTATGAGGATGAGGATTACTTATTTGATAAGGGTAGCTATCAAGAGGCTGGTCAATTCACTTCAGGCACTTTGGGTGGCAGTGCTAAATTTGAGAAGAGTGATGAGTTTGTACATTTCATATCTTCTAAACTTTCTAAACGAGAGAAGATTAAGTTGAATGTTAGGAAGTCTGATAATACACAGGAAGAGGTAACTTGCTATAGAGTAGTGGGTACGTCTATTGTAGATAGTGCTAGGACTATGTTCAGGATTAATGCATTGATTGATAATATTCTTGTATTATCACGTATTGCACGTTCAACACAGTTTAATTTGGTTAAGATTGAGGTTGGTAACGCTAATGCCGGTCAAACACAACAAATGCTTTCTGATGTTAGACGTAGATTTCAAGCTAATTCAAAAATGACTAAGGGTGTAGGTTTTAGGTCTGACCCATCACCTGTTCCAATTAATAGTAACATTTATTTACCTACTAGAGATGGTAAGGGTGATGTTACTGTTGAGAGCATTGGTGATGGTGTTGATGTTCAATCTATTGTTGACGTTGATTATTTTACAGATAAACTTTTTGCAAGTTTAAAAGTTCCTAAACAATATTTAGGTTTTGCTGAATCATTGGGTTCTATGGGTAACAATTCACTTGTTAAACAGGATTTAAGGTATGCACGTTCTATTTTAAGGGTTCAACAGATTTTAATTAATGGTATTACAGATTTATGTGAAAACTACTTAAAATATCGTGGACGTGGTTCTGATATTGGTGCTTTTAAGATTTATATGCGACCATTACCTACTAGTGAGACATCAACTAGGGTTGAGGAGTTTGTTTCTAATCTACAGATGATTGATTCTAGTAGTGCTTTCTTGGATTCATATGCTGATTACATCGATAAAGCTAAATGGCTTAAATCTATGTTAAATCTTGCTAATATAGACGCTAATGAGGTTGCTACAGATAAATTTAAAGATATTTTATCTGCATTAGAAGATGGAACATACAATGAGGGAGATTTTGCTACAGAGGAGCCTAGTGCTGAAGAGGATGCTCCGTGGTAATTAAATAGTGTTGTTTTTGTGGGACATATTGTGTATAATAATATTAGTTATATACACAATATGTCTTTTTTATTTTATAGGTGGTTGGGATGAGTTTAAAGATTAAAAATGCACCTTGCTTTAAGTGTGAGGATAGGTATGTTGGATGTCATAGTACATGTAATAAGTACAAGGAATTTTCTGACAGTAGAAATGTTAACAGAGATACTAGGTTACAGGAGATAGATGTTGATACTTATTATAATCGTAAGCATATATCGATGAGGAGGAGATATTCATGAGTTTGTTTGATGAGTTACAGAAAGCTATTTTAGATGGTGACATGGATTTAGTCACTGATTTACGTAGACGTATCATGCAAGGTGAGAGAGACGAAAGCTTAGATAAGAATATGATACAGGCTATAATTAAAAAAGAGCCTGGTAGGGTTATTCGTTCAATCATTAATTCTGATGATTTGGATGAGATTTCATGTTTCAAGGCTTGTAGTTCATTGTTAACACATAATATCATTGAAGCACAAATAAATAATAGAAGCATTGACGAATACCCTATTAATGAATTATACATCATTTTAGGTACATTCATTAATGATGGTTTAGGTAGAGGTAAAGATGACTTTAAAAAATTTGTTACAAAAAGGTACAAGAGATTCATTTAACCTTGATTTGGAAGATATTCTAAATGAGGAGTATCTTCCTTTTTCTTTTTTAATTGATAAAAATAGGGATGCTAGGTATTATGAGGATTTCTTAACAAAATATCAAGCAATAGCATTTGATAGTAGGTATGATAGACTTCTTAAAGAGGGACATTCAATCCAATCTATTAATGAAGCAACAAAGAAAGAGTTACTAAGTGGTGCTGAGAGTAAAAGAAAAGCTAGAGCAAAAAAGTTAACGACTACATATAAAGGTGTTAACAATGATGGTTGTATTGAATTCATAACAAATAGTCAATATACACCTAATAAGAAATATCAACAAAAGATAAAGTTGAATGATGTTAAGGATATAAAAGCATTAAAAGACTTTAAGAAGTCTGAGATAACACGTTTATTACTTGATGGTGATTTATCAGTATATTGCAGTTGTGAGGATTTCCTATATAAAGGTTATAAATATATGGCTTGGAATATGGGGTATGGGTTAGATAAAGAAAACAGATTTCCTAAAATTAAGAATCCTAATCTGGAGGGTACTATCTGTAAGCATTTGATAGCTGTTTTATCTGTTATGTCTTTTAATAACAATAAAATAACAACTGACTTGTTTAAAACTAAAGTAGTTGGTTCTTTACGAGATAAAAAGAGTAGTAATTTATCTAAATTACGGAGTAAAGAAGCTTTAACAAAACATAAAAATAGATGGAATGGTTTAGGTAAAGATATAGCCAAAGGTAGA